AGAGAATTTTGTTCTAACGGTAAATTTTGTTGTTTTGGAATAGCTACTTCATCAGCTTCTTCTTGAACTGGTTCTGCTTTTTTACCTGAAAATTGTTTTTCTAATTCTGAGTATGCTTTAGATAATTCTTCAGCATTTTTAAATTTTTCAGGTAACCAAGTTGGTCTTTGATTTTCTATATTTTGTGCTTGTGTATCAGGTTCACTAGCGATTACTTTTGAACCATCTGTACTTTGCAAAGTATTAATATCAATACCTTGTTCGTTTAACTCTTTAACTTGTTCATCTACTGATTTCTCTGCTACAGCAGAATTTATTTCTACTTTTCCTGTTGTCATATTTATCCTTGTTGGTTAAGGACAAGTTCATCACCTTCAACATTTGCAGTGCCACCAGAGTTAGCGAATTGTTTGCCCATTTCTATTGCCACTCTAGGGTCAGTTGCAGTATTCTGCATCTGCTGTGCCATCTGTTGTTGTTGTGCTTGTTGCTCGTCTTGTTGAATTTGTTCAGTTGTTTTAATTAAACCTGAAGTATCAATTTGATTTGCTACTGCAAACTTCTTAATTGCATCATCAAGGTTTATATATTTTGCAAGAACTTCTGAACCTAATGTTCCTGCAAGGTCAGAAATAAATTGAAGTAATTTCAATCTATCTGATTGTCTACCTAATGCTTCCATTCCAACAATAATTTTAACTTTAACTATGTCTTTTGGTAAATCAGGTAGTAGTTTCTTCTGCCTTAACATAGCTAACTTAGTATTTATGTAAGGTAGTTGAAATTCTGTAGTTAATATTCCATAGACACCACCTAAGGCATCTTGTAATTCATTAGCTATTAATTGTACTTCTGTAGCTGTAACTCTTTCAGCTTGTCTTTGTACTGAAGCATTTAAAAGAAATGCAAATTGTAATCTTTGTTCTATTCTTTGCATTGTCTCCATAGCTACTCTAAAGTCTGCAAATTTGTTTGCTTGTAGTACAGATACATCTGTTGCTGACCCTTCAATAATTGCACCATTAGGTGCTTTAGCAATGCTAGAAGTTCTTGTTGTACCATTAGGTGCAACCATGAACAGCATTTTAGCTGATGCAGAACTTCCTTCTAAAATTGCTCTTGTTAATCCTTCTAAAGATTTAAGGTCACCAATAAAACTTTCAACATGACCTCTACCATAATTCATTCCATCAACTCTATTAAATCTTAATGCAATAAATGGTAAATTTTCTTCTGTATATTCTTTTGTATAAAGTACATGTCCTTTGACTTCTTGGTGTACCATATATTTTTTACCTATTTTTTTAATACAAGTAAATAAATCTAAAGTTTTATCTTGTTGGGTATCACCTTCTTTTCCAACAGCTTTCATAACATCTACTGGTAAAGTATCAGGCACTACACTTTCTTTAATTATAATTTTTAATACACGACCTTGTGGGTCTCTTTTAACTACATAGTTTTCTAACCTGTAAGTTCGTAGACCAGTGTCAGTTAAATGTAATAGAACATTGCCACAAACAATTAAATGTTTTAGTGCTTCGTATACAGCAACTCTATCGTTCTGTACTTCAATGTTATCCATAACTGATTTCTCAATTTTGGCTAAACCTTGTTCTATTACTTTTTTCTGTTGGGGGTCACCTTCAATAGATTTGTAAACTAATTCGTCTACATCAATTCTAAAGAATGGTGCTTGTGGTGGAAATAAAGCTAACATTAGTTTTGATGCTAAATTCATAACACCTCTACTTCCTACAGATTGATATGGTGTACTATATTCTGTATTAGCATTGTTTCCTTTTGGTGGGTATAAGTGAGGAATAGTTAATTCTGCACTTTCTCTTGCTCTCTCTAAATATGTTTCTCTTTCAATCTCTAGCTTTTGGTACTGCCCTGACACTGAATTTTCTTTATAATTCTCAGGTTTTTCTTTTAATGTATAACTTGCCATTATTAGCTAGTTGGAAAGTTCAAACCACTTCCACCTGATAAAGGTATTCTTAACGAACCTCTGCCTGTTCTTTTTCTGCTGTAGTTTGAAGCTACAGTAGTATCTCTACTCGCATCTGTACTTGCTTCAGTTGGTGCTTTCTGCTTAGTTGTAGCATTAGACACTGAAGGTGTAGCAGGTGGTAAAGGTTCAGGTGCAGGGGGTGGACTTGGAATTCTTGGTGACATGCACATATTTTAGTTCTCCTCTTGTACTGATTTCTCTTTGATTAAATGATTAACGACACTTCTCTGACCTGCTTTAAACATGATTTGTTTTTCTGTTTCTTCAACAGTAGGACATTTGTCAGGAAATAATTCGTCTAGGTATGTAATGATTTCTTTACTTATTTTTGGTTTTTTTATCATTAGATACTCCTAAAGTGGTACTTAATTCATGTCTTTTGCTTGTAATGTGACCTGCAATAGCTGAATAGCCAGTCATATCAACAAAATCATCAATATTAAATGCACCACCCTGACTTCTAGCAATCTTTAATAAGACCATTAGATTTGCCACATCTTCAGGCAGTATATTAATATTTAATTTAGTTTTATTTTGTAAGTAGCTAGTCCATAGTCTGCTTATGTTTTCATGGTTTTCTACCATGTCTCCATTTTGTTTTGCTCTATCGGAACTAACTATTTTTTTTACTTTGTCCAGTATTTCTATACTTAGCATATTGGTAACTCCATAGTTTCGGTTTCTTAGTTTTGATATTATATTCACCATTTCTTAATATTCTTGCCAATCTGCTTTGATGGTAAGCATCATCAACTGTATATTTGTTACGTTGATATTCTTCTATGACAACTTTCCAGTTTTCTTCTAGAGACTTTTTAGCATCTAGTATTCTACTGGCTTTAACATGACCTACACCAACACAACCTTTGTATCCGTCAGTTTGGTCACCTGTTAAAACTTGTGTGCAAAAATTATAATCAGCTAATGTCTCATCAACTTTTTCTAATTGATTATCTAACATAGAGCAGTGAAATGCAGGTATTGTTCGCATGTCTTTATCACCACTAATAATTATAGCTTTATCTTTAAATTCTCCTGTAGCTAATATTCCAATCGTGTCATCAGCTTCTAGATTTTTGTAAACTTTACTTGGATAAGTTTTTACAACCCAATCTCTTAATGCTTTATAACAAACAGGTTTTCTAATATTTTTTCTATATGATTTATAGTCACTATCTATTTGTTTTCTAAAGTTCATACTATCACTCCACACATTTATGTATTGTGTTGAGTTTGTAAGTTTCATATAGAATTGAATAGCTTGAACATATAATTGTTTTGCTACTCCAAAGTCGCAGTGTAATGTCCATTGGTCGTTACCCCAGTCAATAGGTTCTTCTAATTTAGAAGTAACCTTGTATGCTAGTAAGTCGGCATCAACCAACATGGTTTTCTTTTTATCTTTTAAAAAACTATTTAAAGTTTTCATAGTTTTATCTCCTTTAGTTTTAGTACGTTTGATTTTGGTATTACGGTTGAGTTACCACCCTCATTAATTGTGCCATCATCATTAAAGTTGAGGTCACTAACAAAAATAAATTTGCCTTTAGAATTATCTATTAGCCAACCCATAGTTATACAGATTGCTGTTTTAGATTTTTTAATTGCTGACAAAGATTGCCAACTGCTGTCACTGATTATATCTGACCACCAACATTTATAAAATTTATGTGGGAAGTCGTACTCATCAATGTCAGGTAATTTGATTTTAGTTTTTAATAATTTTTTCATTTTTTTATAAGGTTAAATAATCTCCTAAGGAGATAGCTTCGTAGAATTGATATGAGGGTGTAAATAATACCTATATTGGTTGCTTGACTTAGAGTTGGGTAAAAACCAAACAACGGAAAAATAAGTAAATTTGCAATTATAGAAATAACAAATCCGATACAAACATTTGTTAGACTTTCAATTAAACTAAATAATTTACTTTGCATTAGATTGCTAAATTAAGTAGTTCACATTTGGGTATGATGTGTCCTTTAGAAGTCCATCTATCCCCACCTGCTTTAATGGGAAATTTCTTCATTATTTTTTTAAGAAGTTTTGTTGGAATTAAAATCCAAATGTCTTTTTTTCTTTCTTCAACAACAAGACAAATGGCATAGTATTTAGAAGTGGTAACCATAATACCTGATGGCTTACCTCTGCTTTCAATTTCTACATACACGTTGCCTGTTCGTACAGTTAATCTATCTGCCTTACATTCAACTTGTCCTTCTATTGCTATTTGAAGTTCGTTCTCTTTACTCTGACCAAACTTTAGGTCAAGGTCAAAGCGATTAGTGTGTTTCACTCCAGTTCTGTCCAACCTTAATCTCACCATCTAATTCTGTTTTAAAATTAAAATGGTCTTGGGTTTTTTTGAACATACCTTTTGCTACCTTCTTAAATTCTTCTAATCTTTTTGGAATAACTAAAAATTGCATTTCATCATGCACATGTAAAACCATTGCATAATCTTTACCCCACACAAAGCCATGTCTGTGTAGTTCTTCGTTTAATATGATTGTTCCTTGCTTTACTAATAAAGCACCACAACTTTGAATAAGTGTGTTTAAAACTGAATGTTCTGCTCTTGGAATTAATTTTCTACCATCTAAACCTTTTACAAAACCTGCCTGTCTAAATTTATTTTTAGCTGTAGTAGTTAAAGTTTTTAATGCAGGTAAAGACGTTTCAAATTTTTGTCTTACTTTTTTGGCTTCGTCATTATTGACTTCAAGGATTTGACTGAGTTTATCATTTCCTGCTCCATAAATGTAAGCATATATAAAAGTTTTAGCTTTAGCACGAGTGGATAATCCTGTAGCTTTTTGGTTCTCGGTATGAATATCATTTTCCAAAAGTTTTCGTGAAAAATCACCATTGTCATATATATGCAAATAATTAGCCATACAACGCAACTCCAAACCAGAAAAGTCAATGCCACACATAACCATATCGGAAGGAGCAGTAAATAAGGCACGAAATTCTTTACCAAATGGAGAACCACTGCTAACGCATTGTGCAAGATTTGGGTGATGATGTGTACACCTGCCTGATAATGCACCATTTGTAATAATTTTTCCATAAATTTTTCCTTTTTTGTTTAATTTTAAGTATGCTTGTTCACCATCAGCTAACTGTCCTAATCTTTTTGTAATCATAAGATATTCTGCTAATAGTTTTGCTTCAGGATACGGAAGTGCTTTTAATATTTTTTCGTTCACTTCAGGTTTTCCTGTTGCTGTAAATGTTTTAGGCGACCACCCTAATACTTTTTGTAGTCTGTCTGCTATGTGGTCTCTACTATTTGGATTAAATATTTCAGTTTTGAATTGTTCAACAGGAACTCCTGCTTTTATTCCTCTTTTAATATTATCTCTTTTATATGTTTTGAAACCTGTAGACTTCTTCCATTCAGAAAAGACTAAAGATAGCTTGTCGCTAATCTCCAATCTTTTCTTTGTAAGGATTGAATGAAGGGTCTCAGCAGACCTCTCATCAAAATTAATACCTTGTTCTTCTTGCTTTTGTATCCAATAAGCAAACTTATGTTCTAAAGTAATTGCTTCTTCAGAATAATTAGTTCTTAATATTTCATTAAATAATAAATGTGTTACCTCTACATCACGTACACAGTAGTCCAACATGTCTTGATTGTATTCATCAAATGTTGAATGTTCTTGATAATCACCTTTACGTAAACCAACTCGATAACCCCAACTTTCTAATGAATGTCTACCAAAAAGTTTAGGTGGCATTTGTTTATATTTGTAATCAAGTTCAAGTCTATTAGTCCATATTAATCTTGAACATAATAACGTATCAAATGACTTACCTTTAAAATTATAATTTAATACTTTTTTTAATGCTCGTATATCAAAGCCAGTAATATTATGTCCTATTAAAACTTCAGCTTTGTTTAGTAACTCTAGTGCATCATTTATAGTGTTAGGATTATATGTGTAGACTTCGTTAGTCGTTATATCCTTGCAAACTATACAATGAATTACTAAATTATCTTTGTCCAAGAAACCATTGGTTTCAAGGTCTAATATAAGTTTCATATTTATTGTACTAAGTGAACAGTAATTTTTTCAATTCTTGGTAAAAAAGGTTCTACTGATTTCAATGCTTTTGTAATAACTTTCCTAGCTTGTAAATCTCCACAAACTATTACTGGAAAAATATTGTCATGCCTTATTGATTGATAAATAGCAGTCATTATTGTTTTAAATGTTTCAAACGCTATTCGTTGTTGTTTACCTGATAATTTTAAATACTCAGGTTTATTAACTAAATAATTTAATATAAATTTAGTAAGCATTGCATCATTCATCAAAATTACTTTCAGATAAACGACCAGTATCTTTATTATAAATAAGACTTGTCGCTACACCTGTCTCTCCACTAAATCTATTTTTTAAAACTCTTACTATCATTATGTTGCTTTCAGTTTCAGATTGTTGGTCTCTTTCAAAACCTATTACTGCGTCTGATAACTGTGCAAGTGAATGTGAACCTCTTAGATGTGATAAAGATGTTTGCACACCTTCTTCATGTCCTAGATTGCCTGAAGGTCTTTTTAAATGTGATACTACAAACATTGCACATTTAACTTCTTCAACAAGTTTTCTTAACTCTGTCATTGTATTATCTATTAATCTTCTCTCATCTCCATCATGTAATCCTGAGATAACTATTGAGATGTGGTCTAAGATAATTACTTTGCAGTCTAATGATTGAACCATGTATCTTATTCGGTTCATTAAATCTTCACTGTCACTAGAACCAAAATGGTCATAGAAACAAATGTTGTCTTTTACTTTATCAAATTCTTCTAATAATTTTTCTTCACTAAATTTTTTTCTAACATCAGGGTTATGTATTTGTGCATTTAATCCTACACTTACTATTCCTCTAATACTTCTTTTAACACTTTCTTCTAGTGCAATGTAGCCAACCTTGTGACCTTTAAGAATACAGTCATAAGCAATCTCTCTACACATTTGAGATTTACCTGTTCCTGAACCACCACATAATAAATTTAGTTCACCAAATCTAATGCCTTGTAGTTTTTCATTTAATCCATTCCATTGATAAGGAATACTTTCTACTTCTTCATCATTTAATAGTAAGTCTTTAGTATCTGAACCTTGAATAATACCTTGTGGTGTATATGCTTTAGCTTCCCACATGGCATCTATAATTTTAGAACCTAATCCTTTTTGTAACAAATCACTTGCATCTTTTTCTTGTAGTTTTGCAATCTTAACTTTTCTTACTGGTAAAATATTTGCACACTCAATAGATGCTTTGTTTCCTGCTTCATCATTATCAAACATCAATATAATGTTTTCAAATTTAGATAACCATTCTAATTCTCTTTTAATATATTTCTTAGCACTTGCAGAACCACTAGGTACTGATACCACTGGATAACGATTGTTCTGCATTTGTGATACAGACATTGCGTCAAGTTCACCTTCTGTAATGATAATATTCTTACCACCATCTCTCCACAAGTGCTGACCAAAGAGGGAAATATTTGTGGTATCTCCAATCCATATAAACGATTTATCAGGAAACCTTAAATGCTGTGCTACTTTGTTATAATCTTTGTCAAAGTAATTAGCGATATGGCAATTCTTACCATTGTATGTTCCAGTCTCATATTTAAAGACTTTACAAGTTTCACTGTTTAATTTTCTTTTAGGTAATGCTTCTATTATTCCACTTATCATATTTATATTTTGTTTCGTTGTGGCAACTTTAGGAAGTTCGCCATGAGTTTTTTCGTAGTTGTGGCAACCAAAACAGTAGGTATGGTTTAGGTAGATAGCTAGGTTGTCTCGGCTACCACAATTTTCGCAAGGTGCATGTCTTATAAAAGTGCTAGAGTTCTCCTGCATCTTTCATTTCCTGTATGTCTCCATCAGTGACAGTGCTATCTGCGAATTTGTATCCTTTAATATCTTCGTTTAATAAATATTCTCTGACATTAAAGTTAGGACATGTTTTTCTTTCATCAAGTTCATAATGTCCTACAATTCTTGCTTCAGGGTATTTAATTACTAATTCTTCTAGAACTTTCTTTAAACTTTCCCATTCTTCTCCTGTAAAATTATCTTCAGGTTGTTGCCAATCTTCTTCTTTAGCACCACCCACTACACATACTGAAGTTGATATGTGATTATAATTTTTTACATGTGCTTGTAATTCGTCATCATCTCTGCCTTGTTCTACAGTGCCATCTCTTTTGATAACTCTTGCATAACCAATTTTTAACCAACCTCTTTCTCTGTGCCATCTATCTATTTCTTTAGCACCTATTTTTTGTGAAGGTCTTGTTTGTGAACAATGCACAACAATGTATTTAGTTTCTAGTCTTGCCATTTTTTTGTGTTTCCTTTATTTCGTTTAACCATTCGTCAGGTATTTCTTTTTTAGTTGATTGTACGCAGTGATATTTAAAGCCAAACATCTCACACCATTTGCCATAAGTTGTTTTGCTTTTCTTACCAATTTTGTTTTTTGAATTAGAAAAAATAAATCTAATATCCAATTTTGGATTTTGTGTTTTAATCAGCTTCATCTTTTTTCTGTCTGCTGAATTAAATGCACCTTTAGTTTCTATAATAATATTTGAATTTGAAACTGGAAAGTCAGGTGTATAAGTTCGTTTCTGTTCAGGGCTAGTAAAAGTTATTTTTAAACCTTCATAAACAAAAGAACATTTGTTTTTGTTTAAGCAGTTGTAGACAACTTCTTCTAACCCTGATTTGAGGAAAACAGATTTAGAAATCTGAACTCGTTTGAACTTCTGTCTGTACATCTGAGTTAGTTTCGGCTTTGTAGCCATCTTCTTTTTCAAAAGGTATATCTGATTTACCCTCTACAAGTTCTAAGACTTGGATTGCTTTCATTCTAGCTGTGATACCTGCTCCAAATGGTGCATAGTAAGGAACTAATTCGTAAGCAACTTTTATCTTAGACCCACCCCAAATTTGTTTAGTCATTGGGAATGGTTTCTTATCGGCATCAAGTATTTGTGGTCTTTGAGTAAAACTTTCTTTAGTTTTCTTATTGACCCCTGATGCTTTCAGTTTAAAGATGAAGAAAACATTGTTTCCTTCTACGTTGTATCTTGGGTGAGGTGCTTCTTTTACCTTTTTACCTTTATTGTCTGCAATCGCTTTTTTTAGACTGTCTGCCTGTGCATCATTAAATAATTTAATCATGTCGGTAGCATCTGATTTAGCGACTTTTAAGGTCACCTTATATTCACCTGCTTCGTTAAATTTAACGTCAGGTTTATTAAGATGAGGGT